CTCATGCGTGGATTTTTTGGACTGTGAAGGCGTCATAACGTGACTTTATGAGCACATCGAAGAAGCCACTCAAAAAAACGTCGGTTATCCAGACGGCACGGGCGCAAGCACGGGCGGCGGCGGCCTATGAGGCGGCGGCGGCGCGGATTGAAAAATCCGATGGTGAGATCACGCCGCTCGACTACATGCTCGCGGTTATTCGTGACCCGACTGCCGCGCAAACCCGTCGAGACCGCATGGCTATTGCGGCAGCTCCCTATTGTCACCCGCGGGTGTCCGACACGGTCGTGGGCAAGAAGGAACAGGCACAACTAGCTGCGGTCACCAGTGCCAAGGGCACCGAGTGGGGCGACCTGGTGCTGCAATAATGCTCGACCTTTCGTGCCCGGACTGGGAAGAGCGTATTCGCAATCGGCGCTCGCTCATTCCTGCGGGTGCGCACGGCATCAACCCGGCCGAGACCAGGCGGGCGATCAGAATATTCGACAAGCTGCGGCTGCCGGACGTTCCTGGCACGCCGGCGCTGGCCGAGGCGGCCGGCGAATGGTTTCGCGAGATCGTCGGGGTGCTGCTCGGCGCTGTCAATCCGCTGAGCGGCGAGCGCGTGATCCGCGAGCTGTTCCTGTTGGCGGCCAAGAAGAGCAGCAAGACCTCGTATGGCGCGGCGCTGATGGTGACGGCGCTGCTGCTCAACAAAAGGCCTCGCGCGGAATTCTTGCTTGTTGCGCCGACGCAAGCGGTGGCCGATTTGGCGTTCCAGCAGGCGGCCGGGATGACCCAGCTCGACGACGATGGGTTCCTGCAGAAGAGAATGTTGATTCAGGAACACCTGAAAATAATCACCGACCGGCGCACCAAGGCGCAGCTCAAGATCAAGAGTTTCGACACCTCGGTCCTCACGGGCGTCAAGCCGGCGGGCGTGCTCATCGATGAGCTCCATGAGATCGCGAAGACATCGAAGGCGGGCCGCATTATCGGACAGATCAGAGGTGGGTTGCTGCCGATCCCGGAGGCTTTCCTGGCAATCATTACCACGCAAAGCGACGAGCCGCCGGTGGGCGCCTTTCGCGCCGAACTGAGCATGGCGCGGGCGATCCGCGACGGCCGGGCGAGCGGCGCGATGCTGCCTGTGCTGTACGAATTCCCGGCGGCGATCGCGAATGACCGCGGCCATCCGCCGGCCTGGCAGGACGTGGCGAACTGGCCGATGGTGACACCCAACCTCGGCAGGTCGATCACCGTCGAGCGGTTGGCGGCGGATTTCGAAACGGCGACCTATAAGGGCAGCGAAGAAATCTGCCGGTGGGCTTCGCAGCATCTCAACATGGAGGTGGGGCTGGCGCTCAAGAGCGACGGCTGGCCGGGTGCCGAGTTCTGGGCCGACGCCGAGGACGCGTCGATCACGATCGAGTCCATGCTGGAGCGGTGTGAGGTCATTGTGGCTTGCGCCGATGGTGGCGGCCTCGACGACCTATTCGGCTTTGGCCTGATCGGCCGCGATGCGACGACCAAGGATTGGCTGACCTGGTCGCATGCGTGGTGCCATCGCGGCGTGTTGGATCGCAGGAAAAGCATTGCGTCGCGGCTGCAGGATTTCGCGAAGGCGGGAGAACTCACCATTGTCGACGACAAGCTCGACGATGTTGCCGAGATGGTCGCGATCATTAATCGGGTCAACGAGGCGGGTTTGCTGTCGTGCGTCGCGCTCGATCCCGAGGGGCCGTATGGCGAGCTGGTCGATGCGCTGGCCGAGATCGGCGTCACCGAGAAGGACGAGCAAATCGTCGGCGTGCCGCAGGGCTACAAGCTGATGAATGCGATCAAGAGCAGCGAGCGAAAATTGGCCAATGGCACGTTGTGGCATGCGAAGTCGGCGTTGATGGACTGGTGCGTTGGCAACGTGCGGATCGAACCGACCGCGACCGCGATCCGCGCCACCAAGCAGAATGCAGGCGACGCCAAGATCGATGCGTGGGCCGCTTTGATGGACGGGGTCACGGTGATGATGCGCAACCCGAATGCAGAACCCGACGTAGCAGCGATGGTGGCCTGACATGCAATACAGCACGCGTACTGCGCCGCCGCCGAGCGGCGACACGATGGAATTCGTCCTGTCCGACAATAGTGTCGACCGTATGGGCGACGTGATTGAGCAGAATTGGGTTTTGACGGCGTTCAAGAAAAACCCCATCGCGCTGTTCAACCACGACCGCGATCAGGTGATCGGCGGATGGGAAGGCGTTCACGTCGACGGTGATCGGTTGCTCGGTAAGCTCAAACTGGCGGCCGAGGGGACATCCGAGCTCGTTGACACCGTGCGCAAGCTGATCGCGCAAAAAATTCTGCGCGCAACGTCGGTCGGCTTCATGCCGCTCAAAAAAGAGAAACTCGCGGACGACGCCTCCGAATACTGGGGGCCGTTCCGGTTCCTAAAATCCGAGCTGCTCGAGGTGTCTCTGGTCTCGGTGCCCGCCAATTCGAACGCGGTCGCGTTAGCGCGATCACTCAATCTCAAACCTGACCTAGTCGGTGCGATCTTCTGCAAGCCCGCAAACGAAGCTCGTGCCGTCAACCCGGCAAGCCCGCCGAAATCCGCCCGCAACATGAAGGGCATTTCAATGCAACTCAATCAAACGCTGGCATCGAGGATCGATGTCGCACAGAAGAACGTCATGGCCTTGCGGACTCGTCTCGACGAAATCACCAGCAAGGAAGAGCAAACCGAAGAGGAGCGGCATCGCGCCGATGAACTCCCCGATGAAGTCGAGACCGCCGAGGACACGCTGCAAAAGCTCTTGCGGCAGGAGCGCGCCATCAGCGGCGGGCGGCGCGACGGCAATGTCGTCATGCAAGGCGTCGGCTCGACCTCGATCGAGACCGTCAAGCAGGCAGCCGAAATCGTCCGCCCCGGCGAACTCAGTTCTGCCGAGCGCGAGCGCGGCGAGCGGAGGCCGTTTGGCAATGGCGAAAAGAAACTGACCGATGGCGACTATGTCTTTCGCTCGCTGGCAACATGGCTTTCGGCGCATGCGAGCCGGGAAACGATCGAACACGTTCTGCGCTCGCGCTATGGCGACCGCGACGAGCGGATGAACATGGTGCTGCGCGCTGCGGTCAATCCGGCAACCACAACCGTTGCCGGCTGGGCCGCCGAGCTCGTGCAAACGCAAAATGCCGGCTTCCTCGATCGTATCCTACCGAAGTCTATCTACATGCCGCTCGCCAGTCGCGGCAACCGCTACACGTTCGGGCCTGGTGTCAGCCAGTTGAAGATTCCCGTGCGCACGACGACCGCTTTGTTGTCTGGCGCGTGGGTTGGCGAAGGCGCAGCAAAACCAGTCAAGAAGGCATCGTTCTCTTCGGTGCCGTTGATCCCGTACAAATTGGCAATCATCTCGACCTTCACCGAAGAGATGGCGCTCTACAGCAATCCGGCGATCGAAGCCATCATTCGCCAGGCATTGCAAGACGACACGTCAGTCAGTCTCGACACCTACCTGATAGATGCCGTTGCCTCGAGCTCGAGTCGGCCGGCAGGATTGCTGAACACCGTTACACCGCTAACAGCAACCGCGTCTGGAACCACTACCGAGAAGATGGTTGCCGACATCAAGCAAATGCTTGCCGCCATCGTTGCGGCTGGTGGTGGAGCCGATGTTGTCTTCCTGATCAATCCGGCGCAGGCGATCACGCTGGGATTCGCGCAGACGACGACCGGCGATTTCCTGTTCTCGACCGTTCAAGAGGCGGGGCAGAAGTTCAACGTCAGCTTCATCGTCTCGCAGACCGTCACCGCCGGCCGCGTCATCGCGATCGACGCCAGCGAGTTTGCGACCGCGACCGGCGATTCGCCGCGGTTTGCGATCTCGAATGAGGCTACGTTGCACGAAGAAGACACCACGCCGCTGGCACTCGGTACGACCGGCTCACCAAACGTTGTCGCCGCTCCGATGCGGTCGCTGTTCCAAACCGACAGCGTCGCCATAAGATTGACTTTGTATGTCACTTGGGTAATGAGGCGGACGGGAATGGTCCAAACTATAGTGAGCGTTGGCTGGTAGTTAGAACGCTCTTACGTATTCTGGAGTGTAATGGTATGCTTCCCCTTGTTGCAAAGCAAGGGGAAGCCCACCATGCGCAGGCTGGAAATCAAGGAAGGCCAACGCTTCGGACGACTTGTCATTGTTGAGGAAGCAGAACCAGCCGGACGTTATCGCACCATGCTGGTCGAGTGCGATTGCGGGGCAGTCAAGAAGGTCAGGCTTTCGCATCTCACTGGCGGTCAGGTCGTGTCATGCGGCTGCCACTTGCGCGATCTCAGGTTCAAACACGGAATGCATGGCAAAAAAATCTATGCCGTCTGGGGAACCATGATTCAACGCTGCACAAATTCCCACGATAATGGCTGGAAGAATTATGGCGGTCGCGGCATCGAGGTTTGCGAGCGTTGGCGCGATTTTCGGGCATTCTTTGAAGACATGGGAAATCCGCCAGCCGCTGGCATGGAAATTGACCGGATCGACAACGACGGGAATTACGAGCCAGGCAATTGCCGCTGGACAACGCCGACGATTCAAAAACGCAACCGCCGCAAGCGGGCCGCTGTTTCGTCGAAGTACCGCGGTGTTTGCTGGCGCAAAATTTCCAGCAAATGGCAGGCGGAAATCAAGGTTGCTGGCCGCCGCCGATTCCTTGGCATGTTTGCCAACGAGGAAGACGCCGCACGCGCCTATGATGCGGTGGCACGCATGTATGCTGGCTTCATGTTGAACTTTCCCGACGAACTGCTGGAGCTTTCCTCATGCCCATCCTGATGCACGTCATCTACGGGCCGTACCGCGACCAGCACATCCAAATGCCGGAAGCGGACGCCGCCCAGGCAATCGCGGATGGATGGGCCATCGACCCATATGCGCCGCCGCACGACCCTCCTTTCGATGTCACAGTGCAAGCGAATGCCGATCACGTCTATGAGGCCGCGCACGCCGGGGCGGCCAAATTGCGAAGCGGCGAGGCCGAATCGCCAGCGAGTGAAATTGTCATCAGCAGCCTAGTTCCGGCGCAAGCGGCCATCGGCGATCCAGACTTCACGCTGTTCATAACCGGCCAGGGTTTTACGGAAAGCTCCGTGATCCACTTTGCTGGCCACGATGAGCCGACAACGTTCAACGAAGACGGCACGCTGTCGACCGGCGTGAAGCCATCACTGTGGGGTGCGCCGGTCGTGGTGCAATGCTCGGTGCGCAACGGCGCGGTGTCGTCGAATGAGCTCGACTTTACATTCGTCGATCCGGTGAGAACTCGTGCGCCCGAGGCTCCAAGCCGGCAACCAAACCGCCATGAGGGCCTGCGGACCCACACCAGAGGAGGCAAAACATGACCGACGAGCCAGTGGTGATCCAGGTAACTGCCGGGCCTTATGCCGGGCAGCGGCTGACAATGCCGAAGGCTGATGCCGACGCGGCGGTCGCCGATAAATGGGCAACCGATCCCAATGCGCCGGTGCCGACGAAGGAAGAGGCGAAGGAGGCCAAACCCATGACCGAGGAAGAGCGCGCCGAGGTCATGGCCAAGGCCGAGAAAGCGGCACGCAAACTGCGCGGCGAACCGGAGCCCGAGGACAAGGCGCAAACCCAGGTCACACGCGATCTTGGCGCCGACAAGCCGCCCCAGGGGTACCAGACCAGGGACGTCACCAGGAAATGACCCTGCTCGGCGGCTTGCGCAGCCTGCTCGGCCTCGGCCTGAAGGCGGCGCCGGAAGGCGCTTATCACGATGGCCCCTATCGCATCCTGACGACGAACTCGCCAGGATGGCTGCCGCACGAATGGGGAGCCTGGAACCATTGGCAAATGAACCAGGATCCGCGTTCCGGCGCGGGCATCAACGCCATGGTCGAGGCTTGCGTCTCGGCCTATGCGCAGACGGTCGCGATGTGCCCGATGGCGCATTGGGCGCAGTTGGACAACGGCGGTCGCGAGCGGGTGACGACCTCGGCGCTCTCGCGCATCGCGATTGTGCCGAACGACTATCAGACGCGCAGCGATTTCTTACTTAACCTCGTGCGCGCGCTCTACCTCGATGGCAACGCTTACGCGCTGGCGCTGCGCAACAATCGCTTTGAGATCTCAAGCCTGCACGGCATGGACCCGCGATTATGCCGCGCCGAGGTCGTCGACGGTGAAATCTTCTACGAGCTCGGCGGCAATCCCGTCATCGACGGACGCGTGGATGCGCTCGGCATGGGACCCGGTGCCTTGCGCTTTGTTCCCGCCCGCGACGTGTTGCACGTGAAACTCAATTCGGTGACCGATGTGCTGCACGGCGAAACGCCGCTGTGCGCCGCTGCCTTGGCGGTTGCCGCAAACAACGCAATCCTGCGCCAGTCGATCAGTTTCGCTGCCAATCAATCGCGGCCGAGCGGCATTCTCTCGACCGATCTAACGCTCTCCAAGCCGAAGGTCGATGAACTGCGGCAGCTCTGGAACGAAGTTTCCAAGGGCCTCAATGTCGGCGGCGTTCCGATTCTGACGGCCGGGCTCAAGTTCCAGCCAATGGCAATTTCGGCCAAGGACAGCCAGGCGGCCGAGACATTAAAACTCAACGACGCAATGGTCGCGCAAGTCTTTCGGGTGCCGTTGGCCATCGTCGGTTCCGAGCAGCAACCGATGGGCTCGACCGAGGCGCTGATGAACTTCTGGATCGCCGGCGGCCTGGGCTTTGCACTCGACCGCGTCGAGCTCGCTTTCGACAAGCTGTTCGGCTTGCCGGCGAGCGAATATTCCGAGCTGGATTCATCGGTGCTGTTGCGCAGCAATCTCAAGGACAAGGTCGAGGCCTTCGCGCGCGGGACGATTGCCGGCATTCATGCGCCCAACGAGGCCCGCGCCGAGTTCGAGCTACCGGCAGTCGAGTTCGGTGACGAGCCGCGGGTGCAACAGCAGGTCGTGCCGCTGAGCTTTGCGGCCGAGCCGCCGGTGCCGCCGGCCGCGCCAATGTCCTCCCCGCCGCCGGCGGCGCCGGGCGTGCTCGCAGCCGATCCGCAAGCGCCTGCGGCCGATGATCCTCAATCGGCGGATTTTGCCGCGCTGGTGAGGCAAAACGTCCACATCGGGCGCATCGATGCGATGTTGGGGCCGAACCCGCATGCCTGACCGAATTGGCATTGTCGACCGCGTCCTCGAAACCCTGGAACGCCTCGCCGGCCGGGTTGTCGCGCTTGAGACCCGCCCGGCCGCGCGCGACGGCCGCGATGGCGCCCCAGGACGCGACGGCTCACCGGGGGTCATCGGGGTAGCAGGCTCCCCCGGCGAATGCGGCCAGCGAGGTCCCCAGGGCGAAAGCGGGCCTATCGGGCCGCCAGGGCCGTCTGGCGATTACGGCATCCTCCCGCCCGAGCTTGCCGGCGAGGTCGCTATCGCCGCCAGAATGCTGCACGAGCTGCCGCCGATCACGATGGGGGCCGCCGACAGCGGCGTCGAGGTGCTACAAAGCTCGGAGGGAGCAGAGGGGCCACAAGGCCCGCCAGGACCGGCCGGGCCGTCTGGGGATCGAGGCGAAAAGGGGGAACCGGGCCGTGACGGGCGCGATGCCGCCGATGTTGCCCTGATCCGATATTTCATCGCCGAACAGGTTAGCGCGCAGATCGCCGATAGATTAGAAAAGCTCGGCACGAAATAGAATGCACGGCACAGAACGACGGGCATGGCTTAAACGGCTTGCAACGCCACCGGCGGTCTATGCCGAGATCAGCGGCACACCGTCCGAGGGTCAGATTGCGCAATTTATTGACGACCACACGCTGAAAGGAATTGATGCAATTGGCAGCAGCGGCGGCTCGCAGGGCGACGGCTCGGGCGAGGGAGGCCCGCCAGGTCCGCAGGGCGAACCTGGGCCTGCGGGGCCGCCAGGGCCGCAAGGAAGTCCTGGTCCGCAGGGCGACACCGGTATAACCGGATCGCAGGGGCCGGCGGGCATTCCAGGAGCCACAGGGCCGCAAGGTCCGGCTGGTGCCGATGGCGCGGGCTCACCAGCGACGGCGCCACCGCTAATGGACGCCACGCCTGCGGTGGTCGGCACGTCGATGCTCTTCGCGCGTCAGGATCACGTCCACCCGACCGACACATCGCGAGTGGCGAAGGCCGGCGATACCATGACGGGCAACCTGATTATACAGAAAGACACACCGGCTCTCGTTCTTAGGCGCACGACAGATATCGATGCTCAGGTGCAAGGAGTTAATAGCAACAACAAGGTGCGCTGGAACGTGGTGCTCGGCGGCGGTGCGGAGACAGGCGCGAGCGCCGGATCGGACTTCGCATTGATTGCCGTCTTGGACGACGATAGTTACTACAGCACTCTTGGCATCCAGCGGTCGACTGGCGACGCGACTTTCCACCACCACATCACGGTGCCTGGCGGCGCTGGGTTTGCCGGCTCTCCGCCCAATGTCGCTCCCGGATATGTCAACACCGATGTCGGCATCTCTATTACGGACAACGGTGGCTTTGCAGTGAGCCGTGCCGCCGGTAATTCTGGTTTGTTCAATTCAAACCAGGACGGCACGCTGATGTTGTGGAACAGGAGCGGCAACACGGTCGGCACCATCGGCGTTACGGCGACCAACACGACCTACAACACATCATCCAGCGGCGAGCTGAAAGAGGATTTGCAATCGTTTGATGCTGGCAAAATCATCGACGACACCCGCGTGTTTGATTTCAAGTGGAAGGCCACGGGGGAGCGATCGTTTGGGGTAATCGCGCAGCAAGCAATTACGGTTTACCCAAACGCAGTTACGTTTGATGAGGCGAATGATTGGTGGGGCATCGACTACAGCAAGTATGTGCCGGTGTTGCTGCAGGAGCTGCAGGCGCTGCGCGCGCGGGTCGCTGCACTGGAAGGCAAGACTGACCTCAAGCCCACGCGGGGGCAACTCGCCGAGGAGCTCGCGGCCAGCATCGGTGGGAAGTCGACATGATCGACTATCCCCTTATGCGCCGGGCCGCATAAGGGGATGATATGATCGACAAACCGGCTATCCCCATCCCGCAATACACGATCTTCGAGGCGATCGGTACATGCCTCGCGGTGGCGCGGCGGGCATTGGACGAAGTGCGGACCCTGGCGCGCATCCCTGGCCCGCGCGGGATCAAGGGCGACCGCGGCGAGCAAGGCAAAGATGGGCCGGCGGGGTGCGACGGATATCCAGGCTACGCCTGCGGCTTGTACGATGAGCAGACGCAGTATCGTGCGCTCGACGTCGTCACGTTCAACGGCAGCGAATGGCGGGCGCGCTGCGACAATCCGGGGTCATTGCCGGGTGATGACTGGCTGCTTGGCGCCAAGAAGGGCGAACCCGGCAAGCCGGGGCCGCGCGGCCCGCAAGGCGAGCGCGGCGAGGCCGGACTGCCGGGGCCACCAGGGGTCGGCATCGATGCGATTGATTTTGAGGATTGGTCGCTGGTGTTCACACTCTCGGACGGCATTGTAAAGGTTTGTGATCTGCGGCCAATCTTCGAGCGTTACGACGCGGAGCGACGCTGAACGTGGATGTTTTGAAGTTGCCGCATTTCACCGTCGTCACGCCGGCGACCGACCTGACGCTGTTGACGCCAGAGGAAATACGCGTTGCCGCCGGGCTCGACCGAGCCGACACCAGCCAGGACGAGACGCTCGCGGAATACGAGGCGGAGGTCGCCGCCGAGATCGCGTCCGATTGCGCCATCGCGAGCGACGGCGTCAACCCGCCCACGCTGCGGTCGGAGGAATGCACCGACGTGTTTCGTTACTGTTCCTCCGGTGCGCTGTGGCTCTCGCGCAAGCATGTGAGCGACGTCTCGCAAATTCTGGAAAACGCGGTCGCGCTGACGCCGGCCGATTGGTTGCTGGAGGCCGAGACCGGCAAGCTGATGCGCCTGGCCGGCAATGCGAAGTGCTGCTGGAGCGGGACCATCGTCGAGGTGTCCTACACCGCCGGCTTCGACGTCGTGCCGAACGAGCTCAAGGCCGAAGCCAAGTCACGCATCAAGTTCAAGGCGTCGGAAGGCTCCCGCGATCCGCTGGCGCGCTCGATCCGTACCGACATCCCGGATGTCGAAAGCCGGCAGGTCGACTATCAGGTCGGCGGGCTCTCGCGCCTGATGGGCGAGGGCCTTGCGCCCGAGAGCGAGCGGCGGCTGCGGCGCTTCATGACCCAGAGCATGGTCGGCTGATGGGCGAGTTGACGGCAGCGCAGGCGACCGCCGACTGGGAAGCCGCGCTCGACCGTGTGGGCGAGACGATCGAGATCGGGCGCCAGTCCGGAACCGACTCCAGCAACGTCGTCCGGGTGCAATGCCGCGCCCGCGTGAAAAGCGACCGGCCGCACGTTCTTGCCGAGGACATCCAACAAGGCGAGGTCATCATTCGCGCGTTTTATCCCGACCTCGTCGCGGGCTCCTTCCCGCTGCCGGTGCGAAGCACTGACCACGTCGTCATCCGGGGCGAGCGGAAACGGATCAACTCGGTCGACAACAACACCGGGCGCATCGGCACGACGCAGATCTTCGTCAAGATCGGAGCGGTGGGTTGACGACGGTCACGCAGGCGCGGCTTGCGCTGCGCGCCGTTATGGAAAATGGCAACATCGTCGATGGGGCAAACAATCCGGTGCCGCTGCGCTGGCAGAACGAGCCCGAGGCCGATCTGCCCGATGAGCCGGCGCCGTTCGTCTACACCGAATTCCTGGTCGAGAGCGGCGTGTTCGTGGAGCACGGCCGCGGACGTGGTTACAACCGCTACCGCAACTTTGCGCGCGCCGTCTCGTGGTGCTTCGTCCCGCAGGATACCGGCCTGGACCAGGCCGAGCTGATCGCCAACCAGATCGCCAATCTGCTGCGCAGCTACAAGGACGCGGCAATTACCTGCGAGCAGGCCGACGTGTTTCCTGGCGATAGCCTGGCGCCGGCCGGTGGCACCAACCTCGGCAACTACGCGTCGGCCGCGTGCGAAACCACCCTGTTTTTCGATCTGGTCGGTTAACCCTAAAGGAGCCAAGGCCATGCCCGTCGTCGCCGAAACCAGAGCCGAACGGCTCTCCTACAAGCTCTACACCGATCCGCTCATCCAGTCGCAGACCGTGCCGGACCCGCTGACCGATCCGGGCACCGCTCTGGGGCAGGTTCTGCGCTATCTGTCGCACGATCTGCAATTGACCAAAGACCAATACAGGCCCACCGAAATGAGAGAGGACCGACAGCGCCCGATGGGCAATGACGGGTCGAAGACGATCGCCGGCACGATCAAGGGCTATCTCAGTGCGGGGACGCAGCAAGACCTGTTTGCCGCCATCATGCGCAATACCTGGTCGCCCTCCGTCAGCACCACCGAGGCCGTGTTAACCTCGGTTGCGTTCTCGAAATCCGCCAAGACGATCACCTTCGGCGGCGGCGACCCGGTTGCGGCTGGGTTCGGTGTCGGGGAGACCATCGCCGTTAGCGGCATCACCGGCCTCAATCTCAATCAGAGGTTCTCCATCCTCGGCTTCGGCGGCACCAGCCACCGCGTCGTGACAGTGTTTCCGGCGCCGGCCGAGGACCTCGCCGCAGTGACGACGTTCGGCGTTGCCAATGTCGGCAAGACGATCACCAACCCGAATGCAACGCTCAGCTTCGTCAATTACAAATTCGCGCTCGAGCTCTACAGCCCGGAAGTCGATCTGGCGCGGCTCTACACCGAATGCCGCGTCGGCAGCATGGACCTCGACATTCCGGTCAACGACAACCCGAAGCTTGACTTCGGCGTCATGGGCCGCGGCCGCCAGCTCTACAAGACGACTGCGGCGCCGTTCTTCACTGCGCCAGCCAACGAGACCTCGTCCGACATCCCGACCGCCATGGACGGGTTGCTGCTCTTCGACGGACAGCCGTTTGGCGTTGCGACCAGCGTCAAAATCTCGGTCAAGCTCAACCCGCAGCCGGCCAAGGTGATCAACCCGCAAGGCTTGGTCGCGGCGATCTTCCTCGACGACTTCGTCTGCGACGGCACGTTCGCCGCGTATGTCGACGATACGCTGCTGTTCGATCTGCACGCCGACAATGTCGAGTTCGGCCTGCTGGTCTATCTGCCGGCGCAGCCGCGCCAAGCCGCGACCCCGGCTAATACGTTTTACCTGCCGCGCATCCGCATTTTGACGTTGCAGGAACAGGACAGCGCCGGCGGCAAGATGGTCAACGCCACCTTCGAGGCGGCGCGCTATTTCGGCACCACGCCCGGCATCCCCTCGACGACCTTGCAAATCAGCGACACCAACGCGGTGTAAATCCGGAGTTGTCCATGCCTTCAAAATTTGCCGCGCTGGCGGCTGACGTTACGGCGCCCTATCGCGTCGAGTTGCGCGATCCACGAACCGACCTGGTGCTGCGCGACGGCGACGGCAATGTCGCCTATATCGACGTGCTCTCGTCCGATTGCGAACGCGCGCGAGAATTCGAGAAGGGCAAGCGCAAGGATCTGCGCCAGCGGATCATGCGATCGAGAACCGGGAGCATCGACGCCTCGGACCAGATCGAGGACAATATCGCGCTGCTCGCGCTGCTGACGGTCGGCTGGCACCTGGTGGATCTGCGCGGTGAGGTCATCGATCTGCCGTGCACGGCGGAAAATGCCGCCGAGCTCTACAGCGAGCCCGGGCTGGCATATGTTTTCAACGCGGTCTGGTTTGCGGCTAACAGTGTCGCAAATTTTTTGCCGTCCGGGTCGCCGACCTCCTCCGCTACGGGGAATGGGCGTTTGCAAACCAGCGCCGATTGAACGACGGCGCCAGCGAGGGCGAGCACCTCGGCGCCGCCGCGCAGACGCTGCGCAAGATCGGCCGCGGCGACAAGGCCAGGGCGATCAACGAGGATGGCGCGCCGCCGTTTCCTTTCGAACTCGAATATCTCTGGTCGACATTCCACGACGTCTCCATGGGCCTCGTCGTGTCTGGCATGGCGCTGCCGACCATCACCTGGGAAACCCTGCAGGCTTACGAGCAACTCAACGGCTCGCTCGAGCCGTGGGAGCGGCGAGCACTGATGCGGCTCTCGAGCGCGCGCGCACACATTCTATCGACCCGGCCGGCGGAACAACCACCAAAGGAGACGCAGCCACATGGGCGTAAGCTTTCGCGTCGATCCGATCGATAGGATGACCAGGACGCTGCTGTCGGGACTGGACGAGCAGCGCCAGGCCATGGCCGCGGAATTCGCGCGCGATGAGATTGCCCGCGCCGAGGCGGTCAACAAGGCGGCGACCGGCGGTGAGGTCAAATACACCGTTTCGGTCGATGGCCGTGTAGGGGCGCCGCTCGAAAGCGTCAACACCAACGGCGGCTCGATCATCGCCGAATTCAACCTCGGCACCGACGTCCTGCGTTGGATTGCGGACACGCTCAAGGCGCGCTCGCCGTCGAGGAGCGGCCGCTATATCGCCGCCCAGGTCATGTTCGCCGATGGGCGCGAGACCTCGCCTTATGGGCGGGTGCCGCCGGCCGACGAATATGTATTTCTGGACACGGCACCGTATTCGCCGAAGATCGAAATGGGCAAGACCAAAGCGGGGCGCAGCTTTACGCTCTCTGCCTCGAATGAGCGCGTCTACGACCGCACCGCCAAGGAAGCGCGCAGCAAGTTCAAGGATATTGCAGACATTGCGTACAGCTTTCGTCAGCTCGCTGGGCATCATGCCAAGGCTTATCGGCGGGCGAAAGCCTATGCAGACCATGCCGGCCGTGGCCGCGCCGGTCGCGGGGCCGGCTCGGTGGTCGGTGCGCCGGCAATCGTCGTCAAGATGAAGGGCTTGTAGGTCATGGCGACGACGCAAGAAGCGATCGCGCGCCTGCGCATGATCTTCGAGACGCAAGGCGCCGACGTCGCCGTTGCCGAGATGAAGAAACTCGAGGCGTCGTCGACCAGCCTGGGGACGAGCTCGCTCAATCTCGACCGCGCGTTTGGAAACCTCGAGCGGCGCTACAGCGAGACGGCGCGTGCTACGTTTGAATATGAGCGCGCCATGAAGACGCTCAACGCCGCGGTCGCGCAGAACCCTGCGCTAGGCGAGCGGGCGGCGGCGGTGCAACAGACGCTTGCTGCACGCTATCAAGCGACAATGCAGGCGACACACCAGGCAGGACAGGCGCAGACGGCGTTTGGCCAGGTCAGTCAGGCAGTGCAGGCGCAGGCGCAGGGACTGGCTGCTTCAACAGGCGTGCTGGGTTCGTCGCTCTCGACGCTCGGCAGATTTGGAACGGTCGCGGCTGTGGGCATCGGTGCGGTCGCTCTGGCTTATAACAAACTCGACGAGGGTGTTACGAAGACCGCGCAGTATGCGCGCGACATCTCCCACTTTGCGGAAGAGACAGGACTGACGACATCGCAAGTTCAGGGGCTCAACAAAGAGGCCACTCGATTCGGCATTTCGACCGAAGAGCTGCATGCCGGCCTCCAGCGTTTCACCGCCGGCTTCCAAGAAGTGCGCAGCGGCGGTGGCGCCATGCTCGACATCATCACCAAGATCGACCCTGCACTCGCCCGACAGGCGGTGGCGGCTGGCAGTGAGACAGAAGCGTTGACCGTCGTCGGCGAAGCTCTGCGCCGCGCGACCAACGAATTCGACCGGGCTCGGCTGGCGCGCGCCGCCTTTGGCCGCGGCGGCTCCGATATTGCGCTGATGGTGAAGGACCTCGACCTTGGCGCCGTGACGGATCGCTACAAGGACCGCGGCCTGTCGCAAGAGATCATTGAAGACCTCAAGAAACTACAGTCGGAAATCGACGCGCGCGGGTCCAATATTTCAAATAAAATCTATGGCTATTTCGGAGTGCCATGGCTTGAAGCCAAAAACAACGTATTGGCTTATCTCGAGGCGGTGCTGAAAATCGGATTGACATCGGACGCGACAAAATCAAAGAGCGGCGGCGAGGCTCTTGGCGGCATGCTCGATGTCTTGCGCAGTTCGTCGCCATTGCTCGCATCGAGTATCCAGGCCGCCCTCGCCCTTGCCAACGCTACTACTAAGGTTGACGAAGAAACAAAGAAGGCCGTGACCGATCAGGAACGGCTCGCCGGCGCATTCAAGCAAACGGAGGCAACGACCAAGCCAACGACTGCCGCCCCGGACCCGCGCGGGCAAGTGCAGTTTGAGACGGCACAAGTCGCGCCCGGCACCTATGACAGGCAGCTCGAGGCGATCAAGGCCATCAAGGCGGAGTATCCCGGCCTGGTGGCGCAGGACGCGATCCGAATGGCGCAGCTCGAGGATCAACTCCGCATCGCGCAGGCCATGCCGGGTGTCGCGCGACTGGAAGCCCAGGAGCAGGCTCGCATCAATCAGCTCCGGCTCGAGGGCAAGACCTTGCAGCAGGCGACGGCGATGGCCGGCAAGGAGCGCGCTGTCGCGGAGGCGCAGATCAGTACAGCAGCGCAGCAACAATTACTCAATCTGCAAAATCAACATGCCGTCGCAGCGGCGGTGACCGGCCAGGCGAAAATACGCGCGCAAGAGATGGCGACGATCAATACTCTCCTGCAGCAAGGCGTCAGCCTGGAGGAGGCAACCGCCGTTGCCGCGCAAGCGCGGGCGAATGCGGAGGCGGCGGTCAATGCGCAAATAAAGGAGCAGGTTTATAAATTGGATCAATCGTCGGAATTGATCCGTGCGCAGATGGCCGACCTGGAGGCGCAAGCCGGCAATGAAAATAAAATTCTAGGCATCAATGAAATGAACGTCCGTGCTCAGCAGGCCTACAACGACGCTATTCGTCAGGGCGCCAGTGAGATGGACGCCATGAACCTCCAAGCGGCGACGATGAATAATCTTCTGGCGCAGCGGGCGAAGCAAATTGCGCAGATCCGAATACAGCAGATGCAGCAAGATGCAGCGGAGATAGATGCGGAGCGGAAGCGACAGGATTCGGAATTCGATGCAGCACAGAAGAAGACATATCGGCAGACTGGAATCGAGGAAATGGTCCAGCAACTGATGGAGGCTGCCAAAGCTGGATCGGGGCTTGCGAAGACCTTCTTGTCCGGAAACCTGACCGCAGCGTCTCTGGTGAAGAATAGGGAATTGCCACAGCTCGTGGCCGCGGCTCAGCAAGAGGTGGCGTTTACACAGGCGCAGAAGCCGGCGCAGGATCAGCTTGTGTCATTGCAGAACCAATACCGCCTCGGCGCCGCCGCCACACCGCAGGAGAAGGCGCAAATCCAAGCGCAGATCACCTATGAGGATCTGATGAAGCAAGGCGTGTCCTCCGATCTGGCGCACCAGGTCGCCAATCAGGAATTGGCGAATGCAATGCAGCAGCTCGCCAGTTCGGTTGACGCCAATACCACTGCGCTGCAAGACCAGCTCGACCCGATCTACACCGAAGGCAGGGCGGCGCTGCGGATCGGCTATTACGGCGAGGGCGCTGGCGGCACCGCGCGCACCGTTACCGGGACCGGCTACGCCACCGGCGCGCCCGCCAACGAGAATGCACCAAGCGGCAATCTGATCGTCATCAACAACAACTTCCCGGCCGGCGCGATCATGGGCGACAGACGGACGCAATACCTGGCTGCGAACGCCTATGGGCGGGCGGTCGCAGCAACTGGCAAATAAACAAAAATGGCCGCCGAGAATGTTTTCCTCGATCAGACGGGATGCCTGAAGTCGCTGGTGCGTCGGCTGACCGACGATGCGATCATCCAGACCGGCGACACGTTGCTGGAACGCAGGATCAAACGCGCCCCGCTCGCGCGGCGGGTCTGGTCGGCAAGCTGGGTTACCGCGCAGGTTCCATTCGTCGAACAGCTGTTTGAGATTTTCGGTACGCATACGAGCTTCTTGCTGCGGCCCAATCGCGCCGATGACTACACCGAGACGGACCAACCGCTGCGCAATACCGTCACCGGCGCGCCGATCGGCGATGGCGCCACAGTGACGTTCCAGCTTGAGATTACCCGCGCTCTCGGCAGCAAGACCGCCTCCAAGAAGGTCATGCATCCGCGCTCGCCGCTGCTCGAGCTGCGGCTCAATGCGACGCCGAAGGTCGAAGGCGCGGATTACACGGTCGATTACGGGACCGGAGTCATCACCTTTGCCATCGCACCGAGCGCATCGGAAGTCCCGAACGCGGACTTTCAGTATGACACGCCGGTGCGGTGGCTATCCGATCACATCGAGACGAATATTACACAGGCGTTTTCGGAGTATGAAGTTCAGCAGGAAATCAACAGGGCCGACCTGATCGAGGTTTTCGACGAGTGAGGACGTTTGCGCTCGATCCGGCCACGGCGACCATTGCGCGGTTGATCACGATCACGCGCCGCGACGACACGGTCATCCGTTTGACGACTTGGCCGAGCACTATTCATATCGGTAGCGAGACCTGGCGGCCGGCGCCTGGACTCAAGACGTTCGACATCGGCGAGCGCAGCAACGGCGAGCCGGCATCGACGCAACTTCAGATGTCGGCCGGCGGCGGCATCATTACCGAGGTCGACATCGAGAACGAATTGTATGTCGGCGCCGACGTCGAGATGTTCCTGACCAATGCGGACAACCCGACTGCGAAAGATTTCGAATTCTTTGGCCGCATCGGCTCGTGGTCGCTCCCGGCGCATGATGTCGTTACGTTCAAGCTCAAGAATCCGTTTGCCTTCCCGCGTCACAATCTCGTTCCGGTCTTCTCGGTCATGTGCCGGTTCGCACTCGGCGATCAGTTCTGTGGGGTGCCGATCATGCGGCCGCAGGTCGAGCGCGGCACCGCCTATGCACTCGGGACCAGCGTGCGCAACCTGACCGGCGTTGCGCCGGCGGGATATGGCAACGTCTATTTTGAGACGACGACCGCGGGGACAACGGCGCCATCGGTGCCGAGCTACAACTATTCGGTGGGTGCGACGACGACGGACGGCACCGCCGTCTTCACCGCGCGCAATGCCTATGAGCGGGCCTGTACGATCGCCGATGTGCCCGACCCGCACAATATGACGCTGACTGCTTCCCCCGACCCGCGCGCGGTCGACGACTGGTATGCGCCGGGGAAAATTCAATTTGTCACCGGCGTGCTCAAGGGGCGCACCTATAAGATCGGCGGCTGGCAGGCGAGCCTTCTGCAATTGACGACGTTCTTGCCAGCCGGAAATTGTGTGAACCCCGGCGACACCGCGCTGATCTGGAAAGACTGCAACAAGACGATCGCGCAGTGCGAAGCACCATTCGATAACGTGCGCCGGTTCGGCGGCTTCCCCTACTACGAAGGGGCCAAAGCCGTTGCCTTGGAACAGAACTAATGGCGTGGGACAACAGTGGCGCCGGTTTCACGTGGCAAGGTGGGACCTTCGGAACCAGATGGTCAGAGGCCCCGGCGCCGTTTTATCCGGCACCGGCAGCAACGCCGCCGCCCGTGGTTCCGGCAGCAACGCCGCCAGTGCCGGCGGCGGTGGCGCCACTCGATCCGCAACAGCTCGCCGCGGTTCTATACGACAAGGCCATCCCGCTCGGGTTTTCGACGCGGGCACAATGGGGCGGGCGCATCATCGAGGGGCCGGTCTTTAGCACGATCGGCGGCGAGCGCGTCGTCAGCTTCATCGCCGGCTACTACATCCCGGTTAATTTCTTGGATGATACAAGAACGATTAGCAGTCTTTCTTTTCGCGGCCAACTGGCGTGGACGCTCACCGATGGGGCGTATCTGAGCGGCCTGAATGTCGGGGTGGCCACTGTGGGCGGCGCGCAAACGGTACGCTTTGCGACCGGGACGCTGGCGCAGACGCCAGATGCCTGGAGCGTGGCACGCTATGGCGCGCAGGCGGTCGCCTATGTCCCGATGGTCACTGCCACGTTTGAGAATATTCGCATCGCGCAATTCGGCAATGCCGTGCCATTCACCAGCGTTATGGTCGACGATACGGCATACGGTACGCCGGGCGATCTCGTCGCCTGGGCCGATGCGATTGAAGCGCTGGCGCGTTACGACGGGCGCGGACCTGACGAATTCGCGACGGTCGATGTCATGGGCGGCATCGGCGCCTTGATTCTCGGTAGCAAGATTAATTTTATCGAGTTTCTGAGCGGGATGCGCAAGCACAAGCCGCAGTGGAATGTGCGGACGGCAGACAAGCTTTATCTGGTCGAGAAGGGATTTGCGCTCGACCTGACGCTCGACCGGGCAAAACTGCTCAGCCATGGCGCGCAGCCGATCACGGTGCACAATACGGACGCCTTCGACAAGCCGCGCGAGAGAATCTGCCACTACCTCGATGTTACCCGCGACTACGAGCCTAGCAATGTACGAGTCGCCGAGGACATCGATCCGGTCATCTCGAGCGACTCATTTGAAACAGATAACTATGACATCCCGGTTGCCTCGTCGGCCGACATCGTTATGAACGAGACCTCATTTGCCTATTACACCAATGAAGTCGCGCGACAGCAATCGGAATTCTCCGGCATGGCCTATTACCTCGGCCTGGAGCCGGGCGACTTGTATAAGTGGACCACGGCCGGCGGCCGCAAGCTCTACCATCGCGTCAACGAGATCGTGCGGGGCGCTGATTTCACCGTCGACGTCAAGGGCGAAGCGTTCCTGAATTGCGCGATCGAGGCGTTGCCAGCGACGGCAGTCTGGACGGATATTACAACACGCACCAGTGATGGCATTGGGGGGAAAAGCCTGGCGTTTTCCGGTGATGGGTTGACCATTGTTCGATCTGCGCCATATTCTGTAAACGTCAGTCATGATGGCGGCGCAATATTCACCAATGCTTTCACGACCGAGGAATGCTGGGTCGCCGCTTCAACTAACGGCAGTGTGGTGGCACTCGGCATAACAAGCACAGTCGCCATTCCTGCGAACGCAGTCCAGATTTCGACAAACGGCGGCACAACCTGGACTGCGCACGCGATTCCTGGGATCAATTACGCACGCTCCGTATCGGTGTCTGGTGACGGTTCGAAGATCATCGTCGGCGGCATCTACACGCCCATGGGCGACGGCAAGGTTTATATATCCGCTGATGGTGGGACAACGTGGACCGGGCGAGTGCCTTATGCCTATCTCGCCGGCGCCGATTGGATTGACGGCGTCAAGATTTCCCGCGACGGATCGACAATTTACGCGAACGCCAGCGGCGGCAATGTCCTAGCGAAATCGATTGATGGTGGAGCGACCTGGATCAATGTTGCTCCAATATACCAAACCGATCTGACGGTTAACGCTCCAGATCCCGGCAGCAGTTATAATGTTATGGGATTCACCTGTTCCGCCAACGGTCAGATCCTCATGGCTTATGAGGATTATGAAGTGAAAATCTGGGTGTCCACCAATGCCGGCGCGTCGTGGGCGGATCGAACTCCTCCGGATGTGGACTGGGGTTTATCCGGCGGCGGTTTGTGCATGTCCGATGACGGAATGATCCTCTATACGATTTCAAACGATTATATCTACAGATCGACGGATCGTGGCGCGAGCTGGGTCAAGCAAGACCAGCCGAATTTGCCTGGTTCAATCAGCTTGAGGAGTGTTGCCTGCTCGGCCGATGGCAAACATGTGGTTGCGTCCGATTATGACACTCTGTGGGTAGGTGATTTCACCTGATGCCTCCGTCGCTCGAGTCCTGCATTGGTTCCATGTTCGAGCCAGGCAATCCCGGCAACGCGACCGACAGCGGCGCGATCACGATACCGCGCTATCCCACCACCTGGAATGTGGCGGTGTCGGAATCGGCAACCGCCGCCGCTACTCTCAACGCCGGGCTGGCGTTTGTTGGCACGGTTACTGAGACGGCGAGCGCTGCCGACACGCCCTCAGTCGCGGCCGGGGCTGTTTTTGCGGCCTCGATAGCGGAGGCGGCGGCGGCCGTGTCTGCGCAAGACGCCGCGGCGGCGGCAGCGTTCCGAACCGCTATGGCCGGCGGGACAGAGCCGGTGCAGGTCACAACAAGCGCGCCACGCACGAGCCGGTTGAAGTCCGGAACAGTCATAGCAGGAGCTTAGCCTTTGGCACTCGTAGACACCACTTGGTATTGTTCATCGGTTGCCTACGCCGCCGTTACTGCTCGCCCGCAAAATACTGCCGTGGCGGCGGGTGTCGTGCGCCGGCAGTTCACGGCGCCTGCCGTCAACAGCGAGCGGTGCTTTGTCTGCATTGTCGCCGGCACCACTGCAAATGTTACAGATGCGACGTGGGCGCTCACGCGCGGATCGAAGACAACGGACGGAACCTCCACCTGGCAGGAATGCACTGGGCAGCCCGCCGTCAACGGTGACCTGACCAGCACAGCGACCTGGGCGCAGGCGAAAGCCGTAACGCCTGCCGTGCTGGGGCAGATCATCAAGCGCAGCAATAATGCGAGCTATCAGATTTGCACGACTGCCGGGGCGATGAGCGCGTCCGAACCTGCGTTCAGCGACACTGCGGGCGTCACCACCACCGACACCACAGCGGTGTGGACCTCTCTAGGTCCCGTCTCCAACTTTCCCGCCTGGGGCGCACCTCATGCAAGGCTGGCCAACGCCTACGCCACCAACTGGGGCGCGGCGGGGCACAGGTTCTACCTCGCCGATAACCACGCCGAGACGCAGGCGACGGCGATGGCCTTGACCAGTCCGGCAACGGCGGCGGCAGGGCCGACCTATGCCATCTGCGTGGACCGTACAGCGGCACTCCCGCCGGTCGAGGCCAACTACAACACTGGGGCGTCGATCTCGACGACCACGACCGGGAGCATCACCTTTGGTAGCGGAGGCGCCATTACGAATCACTATTATCAGGGCATAACCTTTACTGCTGGCGACAGTACCAACGCAGCCGCCATAAACTTTTCCTCGTCCGGTAATTACAGCTTCAAGAATTGTGCATTTGTCGTGCGAGGCACCAGCTCCAGCGGCCTTATCATTTTGGGGCCAAGCTTGGGTACCAACCCAAATAACGTGTTCTGGGACAATTGCACGGTGCAGTTCGCCGCCGTCGGGCAATCTATTTCGGTCAGGAATATTGTTTTTGAATGGCGCAACACACCATCCGCCATTGCGGGCGCGACCTTGCCAACCGTGTTGTTCACTACGCAGTCTTCCGGCGTTCCGCTCATGACCTGCCGTGGCGTCGATTTCTCGGCGTTCTCGGGGTTGTTGCTGCAAAATAACACGCAAGCCAGCCCGCCTTGGGTGTTCGAGGATTGCAAGTTCCATGCGTCGATGACCAAGTACGGGACTTCGACGAGTGGTTACTGGTCGCAGCCAGTGATCACCGTGCGCTGCGACAGCGGCGCAACCAATTACAAGGCCACCCGCGACGAATACGCAGGCGCGCAGTCCACCGAGACCTCGATCACGCGGGTCGGCGGGGCCACCGATGGCACCACGCCGCAGAGCGAGAAGATCGTCACCAATGCGCAGGCGACGTTGCTGACGCCGTTCCGCATGCTGCCGCTGGCGATTTGGAACGAGACCACCGGGGCAGATGTCACCGTCACGGTCTACGGCACCATCAACGCTGCGTCGTTGCCCAACAACGACGAGATCTGGATGGACGTGCAGTATCTCGGCAGCTCGGGCTCGCCGGTGGCGTCGTTCAAGAGCACGGCTAAGTCGCATCCGTTGGCAACCGGGGCAAATGTTTCGTCCGATGGCTCGGCCTGGAACGGCGGCGGCTCGGGGGCCGGCTGGTCGCCATTCAAGCTGGTGGCCACGCTGACCTCACCGCAGCCGCAGATGAAGGGCTTCATCTACATCAACGTGCGCGCAGCCAAGGCGAGCGCGACCTATTACATCGAACCGCTACCGACGCTGTCCTGACCTTTCCAACGGAGAAATCCCATGACCGACGAACGCGCCAGCGCGCGCGAGCATAACGACGCGTCCGTAATACGGGGCAGCGGCCTTAGCGAACATGCCGAGGCGCATGGCCGTTACGAGATCGAGTGCATCGGGGCGGACGGCAAGCTCAAGTGGCGCGAGGTGATCGACAACGTGGTCTGCACGGTCGGCAAGAACCTGATGCTCGACACGGCATTTGCCGGCGCGGCCTATACCGTGGTCGGGCCGTTCATGGGGCTGATCTCGTCGACGTCCTATTCGTCCGTCGCGGCCGGCGACACTATGGCATCCCACTCGGGATGGCTCGAGGCCGGTGGCGCCACTGCGCCGACCTACACCGGCGCCCGCAAGACCGCAGTGTGGTCGGCGGCCACGGCGGGCGGCAAGGCACTGTCGGCGACGCTGTCGTTTGCCATCACCAGCTCGGGCACAGTCAAGGGCGCGTTCCTGGTCTACGGCACCGGCGCGAGCGCCACCAAGGACGACACCGGCGGCGTGTTGTGGTCGGCCGGCACGTTCAGTACGGGGGACAAGGCGGTCGTCAGCTCCGACACGCTCAATGTGAACTACTCGACGAGTTTGTGAGACATCATGGTGACCGAGCAGATCGGGCAGGTCGCGGCATCCACCTTGGATGCCATGAAGTCGACGCCGCTCGCGATTGCGCTCCTGGTGGTGAATGTGGGCTTCCTCGGCTTTGCCGCCTATGTGCTCGGCGAGGTTGCCGCCAATGCCAGCGAGCGCAACAAGTCGCAGCTCGAGCTGATCAGCAATTTGGTGCGCGATATTCGTGATTGCAGGCAACCGGCGAAGCCAGCATGGCTCGAGCTGCCGTTGCTGAAATATCCGACCCGCGCGGCAGGAGCTACCAATGAATGAACAACGACATCTGACGCGCGCGGGGGCAAACCTGATCAAGCACTTTGAGAGTTGCATGCAGAAGGTTGGGGCTGATCAATATAAGGCTTACCGCTGCCCGGCTGGGGTTTTAACGATCGGGTATGGGACAACCCAACACGACGACTACAAGTTTAATGCGAACACAGTCTGGTCAATGGCCGAATGTAACGAGGCATTCACCAAGAGTATGGCTGTCTATGAAGCAGCCGTGCGCCGCCTGGTCGCGGTCGAGTTGGAGCCATGCCAGTTCGATGCGCTGGTGTCGTTCACCTACAATTGCGGCGAGGGCAATCTGGGCAAATCGACCTTGCTCAAGAAGGTCAACGCCAAGGACTTCGACGGAGCCGCCAAGGAGTTCGCCCGGTGGAACAAGGGCGGCGGCAAGGTGCTGGCCGGCCTGACGCGGCGGCGCGCGAGCGAGGCGCTGCTATTTCAGGGCATCGCCGACGATAACTACGACGGCAAGCCCGACAAGGTCATTGCGCCGCTCGACGAGGAGATGCCGCAGACCGTCGATGAGCCGCCCGCGGAATAGTCAGCGCTGGTGCTGCTGCGGGGGCTGCGTGACCTCAGAGCGTTTGACCGTCTTTTCGGTCCCGTCCTGCTGGGTGATGACGACCTGGTCGGCGCCCTCCTGGAATTCGGGATCGCCCTCGCGCGCGTCACGCTGGTTGCGGACGTTCTTGCCCTGATACTGGCCACTCATCTCGGCCTCCCTGCGGTTGGCCCCGCATTCGGGGCGCGCGTCAATATAGCGGGCGGCCAGGCAATTGGTTCCACATGACAAAATCGACCGCCGAAATCGAGCTGGAGCTTGAGCGCGTGCGAGCGCTGCTGATGGGCGGCGCCCGCAGCGACATCCTCACCGGCGCTGGCGTGGCGTTGATTTGGTGCCTCGGCCTCGGCGCCGCACCATCGGAAGTCGACGCTGTCCTCGCGTCGAAAACGCCTCGGCCGTGACCGAGCTGGTGCTGATAGGAATGGTGGCGATCGTCGTGCTGCTGGTGGCCGCAAAATACTGGCGCTAGCCGTGCCTCACCATGGCCCCGATGCGTTGGCAAGGTCCCCGCGCTCGAGCGGCGAAGCAGAGCGCGGGGGGTTGAGAGACGGAGCCGTGGCGTCACGCTACTGGCTCCGTCCCACTACTCCGGCCGGTGCGAGGGGGTCGTCCGGCCGAAATCGACGTAACTATTACCAAACATATAGGTCCGTTATGCGACAGTCGCCACGCGACGACGGCGCCAACCCCAGATGCCGAACGCGCCGGCCATGATCAGGCCAGGGAGGCCGGCTGCGGCGACCGGGCCGGGAGCGCCCACCGCGTTCTGGATCGGGACGATGTAGAACGACTCGCCGCCGTCGGTGGCGTGATCCCAACTGGCCTGGAACAACAGTCGGTCGCCCGGTTGGATGGCCGACAGGTCGAAGCCAGAGATGAGATAATCGGCGAAGCCGTTACCGTTGTTGAGATCCGGCAACGGGATGCTGCCGCTGATATCGAAGATCACCGCCGAACCGAGCGGGCCTTGCCCGATCAGGTCGAGGTCGATCAGGCGGAATTCGGTCAAGGTTTCCTTGCCGCCACTGGCGCCGCCGGCCGTATTGATGTCGATGGCGATGCCGAAGGTCAGATTTAGGTCGCCACGGGAAATCAAGAAGTTGCGCAGGAAGCTTGACTGATAGGGCGTGACGTTAACGTCGTCCCCGTTGGCGAATTGGCCGGTAACGGCGGACGAGAACAGATTGAACGAGCTGTCGTTGCCGGTCGAGTTGAAGTTGTTGTAGCCGAACCCGGTCGGGTTCTGGGCGGTGGTGGCGCAAATTACGCAGGGGTTACTCTGGCTCTGCGAAACGGCGCCGGCACCGAGAGCGTCGATGGTCAGGTTGTTGACCATATCGGCGGCCCTGGTCGGCACGGTGCAGGCTAATAGCGCCGCTGCGGATAGCAGGGCGGCGAGATGCTTCGTCGTCATGGTGTGGTCCTCTGGTGGGGTGGGGTGAATTGCGGGATTATGACGCTCTTGGCTGCGTTGTATTTTTTCCTACGGTTTGAAAATGCAGCCATTTCAACCGCTTAGGAGCGAGCCAAGGTTTTATGGTGAACGCTTGGGTCATAATGTTTTCAATGGGTTAATGGGGTATGGTCTAAATCTTTTGCTTATTTTCGTTTACGGATCGTTCTTCAGGGATTGGATGAAGTCGACCAGCTCAGGTTCGGCGCGGAACCATTCGCCCTTAACCCGCAGGTGCTTGAACTTCCGATGCATGTCTACCTCCAGATCGAAACTTCCAGGCATCTCATGCAGAAGCGTGATATCGTATGGAACAGAGGAGTTTATACCTTCAAAGCGCCTCGTCATATTCCGAGTGAATCCTATTTTGATGAAATCGTTTGTCTGAATAAAGTAGACCCGGTGACTAGCTTCGGGGTCGTCTGACAATGCGCGGTCGACCTGATCCCATCTCCATAGAATTTTACCGTTTCTCTTTTCAGGTCCGGGCAGGACTCCAGCCTCGACCATTTCAATTACTTCTTCTGGCGAACATGAAGTGTGGAAAGCAACTTCGGTTAATTCCATAAACTTAGGAATGCTCATTGCCGCCGCCTTTCTTCTCTTTCGATGGCAGCCGATCCCGTCGTGTTCCGTCGATGTGATGCACGGCGGCCATCGCCATTTCGCGCTGATCGGCCAGCCGTGAATAGCGCGCCACCATCGGCTCGCTCATTCCGAACATGGAGCTGATCTGGAGCACCGTGGCGCCACGCTGGCGGGCGCGCACCACCGCCGTTGCCCGCAGGCCGTGGATCACCAGCCCGGCGGCTTCCAGCGGGGCCAGGGCTTTGTTCTGGGCGCGTTCGTTGTTCCAGGCCCATGAGAGGGCGCTGCGATCAAACGGCGTGCCATCGGCCCGTAGTACCAGGAAGAACGGCGGCCGGCGGGTAGGGCGCCAGATCTCGATGGCGGCGATCATCGTCTGCGTAAACGGTATCCATAACCGCACGCCGGTCTTTTTCTGGATGACGTGGATGCCGGGGCGCTGCTCGCCGCTGATCGGGTCGACCTGATCCTCGATGTCGGACCAGCGCATCTTGATGATGTCGGAACCGCGCTGCCCGAGCTCGACGCCCAGCATCACGACGCGCGCCAGATCAGGCCGGGCATTGTCGATCGCCAGCCGCACCATCGCGTCCGACCACGGCTCGTGGCCGCCGTCGAGCTTGATGGTCTCGGTGCCGGTCATGATCGGGTAGGGCAGGAGGTCGCGCACCAGCGCAAACTTCTCCACCGCCTTGAGCGCCGTGCGGGCGTTCTTCTGCCGCCCCGGCGTGGCGGCCAGCCCATCGAGAAACGCCTGCACCAGCGAGGGGCGCACCTCCAGGGTCGAGAGCGCGCCGAGGGTTTCGGGATGCTCAGCCATTGCCAGAAACGTCCGATAGTTTCGCTGCGTTTCCGGCGCCAGCGCTGTGAACTTGGGGCTTGCCAGATATGCCCGGATGACGGCCGCGAAGCAGCCCTCGACGATTCTGGGTGGCCGCTTGCGCGAGTCTCTTTGTGGCATTGCGCACCTCGTCAGCCTTGGCGTCGGCGGACGTTGGCATGTCGGGGCCGCCCTCATCAAGGTAGCGCTCCACCTCTCGCCACTTCCACAGCCGCTTGTGGCCGCGCTGGATCGGGGCCGGGATGATGCCCTGCCGCACCCAGGCGTCGATCGTGCGCTCGCCGATGGACAGCTCCTCGCACAGCCGCGGGGCGTCGACATAGGTCGGCATGGTGCGCGGCTCGGTCATGTCGGCTCCTCCAGCGCCTCCCGACAAATCTTGCCAATGCCCTTGAGAGCGTGACGCATAATGTCAGCCGAAACCGCATCCAACGTCATCCCACCAGCGGCCAACAGCTCACGGGCCAGCTTCAAATCCGGCGCAGGAAAGATGTCGGTGGGATATGCCTCGGCCCAGCTCTCAATGCGCTGCAGAGCGGTCACCAGCACGTCGATGCGGTCGTCATCGGTCATCGTCATGTCGGCATCAGCCCGCGCAGCTCGTCGCCCATCTTGTTGAGCCTGGCAAATGCACCAAACATTTCAATCGCAGCGGAATCGTAAGCGGCGGCAGCCAATTCTGGTGTTTCGAACAGTCCTAGATATTTTTCTCCACAGGACGCCATCCATTTTTGTGACCGGAGATGAAAGCAGACACCCTTGAACCTTCGTTTCTTTCGGGTGCGTTGATTTGCCAAATTTTGGGCGTGGGTTGCGATGCGCAGATTGGCAATTCTATTGTCCGCCCTATCCCCGTTGATGTGGTCAATTTCGTCGGATGGCATTTCGTTGAAATGATAAGCCCAGACAAGGCGATGTGCTAATCGTAATCTTCCGTCATACCAGATCACGCGATAGCCGCATGTGTTGATACAGCCCGCTATCTTTCCTCGCCTGTCACCCACTATCCAAGTTAGATTTCCGGTGTCTGGATCATATGAAAATGTTGATCTCATTGCGTCACTCATTGATCTGTTCCTTTGTCTTACCCATCAAAGAGCGCAATTCGTCTCCCATTTTGTTGAGCTTGATTTTTTCTCCATGCGCACGGTTTTTGTAGAAAGTGGCGAACACGTCCTCGCCGCGCATGGCTGCCTCGCGCGCCATGTCCTCGAGCGAGATTTGCTCCTCACCCGTGCCGGCCCCGTCGTCGCGCTCCCGAACCGGGTCGTCGTCAGCGACTTCTCCGGTCTCCTGGTCGTGCGCTGGGACCGGCTTTGGTGTTGCGATCTTCAACGGCGCCGGCACAGGGGCGGCGCGGGCTGCCGCCGGTATGTCTGAGACCTCCTCTTCGCTAAGCCAGCCAAGCCCACAAATAGACAACGTGACTCGCCTTTTACTTTTAGTGACAGCCTTTAATTCAGCGTTAGCCCTAGCCTCACCCCGGAGGGTCTCGGGAAAATAAACAGATCCGAAATCCTCATCGGTGCGGCCGTCCGGCAGCTTGGCGCGAGCATGCACGGTGAGGATGTCGCTCACAATCTCGCGCGATATAATCTCCAGCGAGACACTATTGATCCTACGCAATTGGTCGGTGCAATCGCGCTTGGCATACAAGGTCAGTCTTCCGTTGAGTGTGATATAGGCGAACGGTTGTGTTAGTGGGTTGAGGTTCAGGCTTTTGCAGGTTTCAATGTAATAGCGCGTCCGTTCGTCGGGAGATAATTTAGCCAAATCTCCTTTGACTAAGACACTCTCAATGATTTCGCTGCTATCAACCCTTACTGGAGCAGTCATTGGCCTATCCTCTTTCGTCGTTCTGCCGTTCTCAATCTGGAGCACTCACGACATCGGCGTTTCCCGGCCGTCCATCGTAAATTTTCCCCGTCTAATTCATGCCCACGAACACAGTGCGTCTTTGCGGACTGCCATGGTTCCCACCGATCGCGCTGTATGGCATCTCGTATGTTGTCTTGATGGTTGCCAAGATACAAATGATCTGGATTGACGCAGCGTTTTACATCGCAGGTATGGCAAACCAGCATTCCATTCGGGATTTCACCGCGATGCATTGTCCACGAAAGGCGATGCGTTCTAACCATATGTCGCGAGCCATCCAGGCGCGACCCTGTTACAAGTGCGCCGTACCCTTTCTGCGTGGCGCCGCTCCAAAGCCAGCAACCGTTGTTTGATTCTTGGTCGACGTATTGCCAGAAACGTTCCTCAAGGGTCATGTCAGCTCCCTAAGGCTCAGCCTTCCCGCGCGATCCCGCGTTATGCGCACGCCGGCCCCGAAACATTTCTTCGCATCCGCCGGCACCAGATATTTCAGTTCCTTCTCGGCGGCCTCGGCGGCCTTCTTGGCGCCGATGTTTGCGAGCCACACGAATGCCTCCGACACCCAGGCGTTGGAAGATTCCATGTCGTAGGTCTTGCCCGGCACTGGCGCCGGCACCGGCTCCGCGATCTCGACCGGCGGCGTCTTCGTCCACACGCATTGCATGAACGCCTCGGCGCGGCGCACCAACTCGGCGCCATAGGCGTCGTCAAAGTCAATGAAATCGACGGTCGGCTCGCGCGCGCCCAGGATGATCGACAGCGCGCATTGCTTCACGCCGGTGACTATCATCTGCCAGTGGAGCTGCGGCATGTAGCGCTCGACCAGCGTCTCGAATGGCTCGTGGCCGCCGCAGTGCTTGGCCTCGATCGGGCAGCCATGGAGCACTGACCAGCCATCCAGTGTCGCCGCCGCCCAGCCGTTGGAATGCACGAGGACCTCGCCTCGCATCGTCACCGGGCTGTGCTTGAGTTCAAACCAGTCTACCTGGAGCTGCTCGGTGGCCTCGCCGAGCCGCACCGGCCAGACCTCGGAGAGGTCCACGGGCGCGAATGCCGGGTCTTCCGTCATTTCGTAATAGAGCTGCATGATCCTGGCGGTGTCGGCGACCATCAGGCACGCCACGCGAGATGCCGTGAGCTTGCCCTTGCGCGCGTCGATTTGGGCAGGTGTCAGCATCAGGCGCCCATCCACTCTCTTGCGGCTTCGGTCGCGCTCGCCGCTGCGTGCAGCGATGCATAGAGATGGTCATTTGCAACATCGACAAACGCTGCCACGAACTGCCCGCAGTCGATCCTCTCGCCGGCAACGAGGTGCTCGTTGAGGTCCTCGATGATCGCCTTCACGTACCGGAGATAGTTGCCCGTCACCGCGCGGATGTGCAGCTCGCGAAGCCCGATGTCGGTCTCGTCGGCGCCGCGCTCGGTGGTGATGCGGGTCGGCTTGGCAGCCGCCAGCTTGGCGATGAGGTCGGCGTGCGCCTGGTGGATGGTCATGTGATTACCAAGCGTTCAGGCTGCGCTCGAGGACGCGCCCGCGAGCGGCCTGACGAGCGCTGACGCGCTGGCTGTCGGCAATCGCCTTGAGGGCAGCCGCGCGGCCTTTGTTGGCCTTGAGCGCGAACCCGAGGAAGCCTGCCGCGATCTCGCGCACGTCGGAGGTGCGGATGGCGCGGTCGCTGCGGATGGCCTCGACCAGCGCGTCGAACTGCGCGTTGTTGTCCTGCGCGGCCTTGAGGGCTTCGATCTGGGTCTTGAGGGTCTGCGACATGGGGTGTCTCCCTGGTGTGCGGAGTAGTGTAGCGATATGTGCTACGATGTCAACTTGGCGTAGCGAAAAAAGCTACACAAACTGAAATTAAATTTTTGCCGAGCCCCACCGGCGAGGCTGCAAATCACCAGCCCCCGGCGGAGTAGCCCCCGGGCGTCCGGCGGACTGGACGGGTTGATTGTGGATGTGCGAACAGATTGGTCATCCGGTTGACGCGATTTGGCGCGATTTGGCGCGCTGTGATCAGCGGGAAAAGACAAATGGAACCTCAAAAGCAGCCTTATGATTTCACCGACCTACCGGAAGGCGCTGTCGATGATGTGTTGAGGCTTGGTGAAGCAACTCTTGCCGGAACTGTGCAGATCGCTGTTGCCGCCGATCAGAGGGCCACTGCCATGGCAGGCATCTTCGGTGCGGGATTTGTTGCCCTGCTAGCGGTCGCGGCGGCGATCGCCACGAACCAGCGCTACATGCCGTCGCTGTTCTTTGCCGCGCTCACTACAGCGGCTGGATTATTTGCGGCGGCGGTCTGCTGCGCATGGGCCGCACGGCCGAGCGATTTCTTTCTCGGCGGCTATGAACCGCGCCATTTTAGAAAATCGGCCGGCAATGTCGTATGGATGAAACGCTACGCCTGTGAGGATGTGCAGAAGCGTATTGATGCCAATGCCCGCTCGCTTGAAAAGGGAGCAAAGTTCGTGCTTGCCGGTGCGGCCACCGCCTTCATGTCGCCTGTCGCGGGGGCCATAGCGTTCTGGCTTACCCGCCTTTCTTGAATGGAGTGCTTGGGTCGGGCCGTGGCAGCGGTTCTGCCGGCGGAGGAGAAGGCGGCTTGGAGGCGGCGGTCATCGCGGCACCTCGCTATTCAAACTTTGGCGCGCCCTCTACAGACGTAGTACTGTCGCAGCCAGCGCATTTGTAAACGGTTTTGCGTTGAATGAGGGGGCCGAGGGCTTGCAGAAACGACTTCTTTCCCTTCGCGTAGCAATTTGGACAAAGCCAATGCGGTGGACTGGTGCCGCGTGCCTCTGGCTTCAGCATGTAAGCCACGGATCCATGCCCGATAGTCTTAAGCTCATAGCTCTCCTTCTCAGCTCCCCATGCTTTGTGATCAGCCACTTCTGTTTCAAGCGCGCGTATGCGATCAATTTGCACCGATTGAGCCTCACGGGCCTCAATGATCTTGCCGAGCGCCTCGGCGATGACACCCTGAAGTTCGAGAGTTCTCGATCGAAACGCCTCGGCATCGCGCAAGTCTACCATCGCCTTCGTGATATCGAAGGCAGCCTTAAGGCTTGTGATTCCCATCGCGATTTCAGCAACAGGCATGGGTGATCTTCTCCCTCAAGATAGCGGCTGGGCTCATCGGTCATTTTGGCCTCGCCATCAAAGATCCAGTACCGTGCGCCGCACACGGCCGACGACCTCAAAATCCCGCTTCCCCTTGATGTATTTTGGCTTGTGAGTCTCGTTGGTAGACCATGGCTCAAGCCTTGCTGGCTCTGGTTGCCAGCGCTTGTAGGTTGTTTCGCCGCGCTCCATGAAGACGTAATAGCGATCGGCAACCAGATCCCGGTCCAGCCGGTTGACGACAATCACGGATCCCGGCGGCGACACTCGGTTCATCGAATCTCCGTCGACTTGAAGGGCAAAAAAATCCCCTTTGCCGAGGTCAGTTAAATACAGATATTTGTCTGCTTCCTGCGCGCCGGTCTGTGATTGCGGGTCGGAAAGGGGGCCCGCACTCACCCACGAGATCAGCGGTACAGTCGTGAGCTTAGTGATCATTTCGACCGGCGCTGGAAATCCGGTTATTTCCTCGATTGCCAGCATTTCCTGGGCTGAAACGTCACGCTTCCCCTTGGTCATTTTACTGACCGCGGCCCGGTCTATTGTGTGCCGCAGCCGCTTCGTAAGGGCTCGCGCCAAATCCGCCTGGCTCATGTTGTTGGCGTGAGCCAGCGCACCCACAACCCACTGCATAATGCTTGTTGATGCCATGCCAGAACTGTAGCGGTTACCGCTACGCTTCGTCTGTGATGAAAATCGCTACAGGGCGGGTTGCCTTAGTAGCGAATATCGTACAATGCTGTCCATCATGGAGCCAGCACAGACGATCATTCGGAAGCTCGGCGGGCCTACGGCCGTTGCGGATATTATCGGCGTTCACCGCACTCGCGTGTCTAGTTGGCAGCGGCCCCGCAAAGCAGGGGGCACCGGCGGGCGCATCCCTCAAAATCACATTCCAGCCCTACTTGCTCGAGCGCGGGAGGCTGGCCTTGAACTTACGGCAGACGACTTTCTCGGGACGACAGCTGTCCCCGACGCAGACGTCACTTCCCAACCCACCGACACATGACCCCCGCTGAGGCGGCGACATTCTGTGAGTTTCTTCATGCGCGGACCCTCCAACACCGCCGCCGTTTCAGCAAATTCCGTGACCGTCCAACTGGTCTGCAATGACCGGCCAAAGTGTCGGTCGATTTCACCAGTCATGCTGGTTGCGCGCAGCTTGTGGCCGCGCAAGACGGCCGCCGAATTAGCTGAACTTACAGGGGCTTCGGTCCGCACAGCGGAGCGATGGCTTGCGGGCGACCGTGCGTTATCGGCCGACGCGCTCGCGGCACTAATTCGCTCCGAGCACGGGCTCGATTTTCTCGCCGCAATCATGGTCGGCGCCGAGCCGCCATGGTGGCTCCGGGCCAAGGCTTATTTTGCCGCGATCGATGCACACCGATTGCAGCGCGCGGCACGCCGCAAGCTCAGGGAGGCGATCGATGCTGACACCGCCCTCTCGACCGCCATCGGGCGTGCGGATGCCCTGCTTGTTCAGGATGAGGACTTCGGCCGCCCGCATGCTGATGCGCTGCGCTCAATGGCTCGCGCGCCTCATCGCGCCGTGGCTAAGCCCAAACGATAGGGCCTGAGATGCGATGGCTGCAAGTCAACTGGACCCCGGAGCGCAAGACCGCCGTGCGCGAGCTCTGGGGCAAGGGTTACTCGGCCGGCCAGATCGCCGGGATGCTCGACATCATCACGACCCGCAACGCCGTGATCGGGCTGGTGCATCGCCAGGGTTACACGCGGCCGCTGCGCCCGAAACCACCGAAGCCGGAGCCGAAGCCGATGACCATGAAGCCGCCGCCACCGCCCGCACCGCCAGCGCCGCCGATCCCGGCCGGGTTTCTCAATTTGCCGCTGGAGGATTTGCACCCTTGGAACTGTCGCTGGCCGGCCGGCGGCGACCGCGACACCCCCTACACGTTCTGCGGCCAGGTGGCCCGCGAGGGCTCGCCGTACTGCCACGACCACCACCGCAAGGCGTATTCCCGATGAGCAAAGGCGCATCACGCGGCCGCGGCCGCCGGGAATACAAGCCCCTCGAGGGCGACGCCTTCGAGCTCGGCAACATCGACCGCCTGGAGGACAAGGCGCGGCTCGAGGCCAGCGCCAAGATGCTGGCGGCGCTGATGCGGGAGCACCCGGATCGCGCCAGCATGGGCAGCCCCAACGGCACCGACGCGCCGATGCGGGTGCCGATGCCGGCGAGCGAGACGCTCCGGTCGATCGACTTCGAGGGGTGACCAGTTCCAGCAATCATCAACAACCAGCAAAGGAGGAAAACTAAAATCGAGTCGAAGTTTGAAATACGGAGAGGTCGACTGAAACGACGATTTAACCAGCGTCACCGGGTGGCGCTCTTGTGGGCATCGGGCGGCCGATGTGGGCGATGTGGCAAGCCCCTCGAAAAAGGGTGGCATGCCGATCATCGAGTTGCGTTCGCGCGCGGTGGAAAAACCGTTTGTGAAAATGGCCAAGCCCTTTGCCCTGAATGTAACAGGACGAAAGGAACGAAAGATGAGTAGCCCTTATAGGCAGTGGCAGTCGAAGGCAATTGAGTTGGCCACAAAACTCCTGAATATCAGAAATGAGAACGACATGTCGGTTGCTGCCGGCGTTGGTTCCGGCAAGACCTATTTTTCATGCGGTGTTGCAGAGATTGCGATGGAGCTTGGACGGGCCGAGCAAATTATCGTCGTAACCATCAATCGTCGTTGCCAGCGGCAATGGTCGAAACAGATGAAGCAACTCGGCATCACACTAAAGCTGCTCAGCGGTAACAGCAGTTTGAAAGACGGTCTACCGCCGGATTGTGCGGGTTACATCACGACCTATGCCAGTGTCGGCGCATTCTGTGATCTACATGCGGCGTTCTGTGGCACCAAGAAAACGTTTGTTATCTTCGACGAGGTTCATCACCTTAATGACGCTGAAGAAGCAAAATGGGGCAGGGCGGCGAGGGTTGCGTTCGATAGCGCGTCGTTCCGACTATGCCTGTCTGGCACATTCTTCTCATCAAATGGGGCGCCTATACCGTTTGCTAGGATGCAGCCATCTAATGGGTCTAATGACGTTTTCGAGTATGATCCTCACGTTAACTACAGCTATGGGGAATCGGTAGCCGAGGGCATTTGCCGTCGCGTCATCTTTAAGCCGTTTGATGGTTCAATTGAATACAAGCGCGAGAACGATACACAGTTTCGCGTTTCGACGTTTGCCGACAACATCGATCCGAAGGACAAAGGACTTCGGCTGTGGGCTTCTTGTCAGTCAAAAGGTGCGAGTGGCCAGCCCAACATGATGCTGGAGGAGATGCTGTTTCACGCAAACCGGCAGTTGATGGATTTGCGTACTGCTGGACACGAGCGCGCTGCCGGTCTGATTGTTTGTAGTGAAAAAGCCCAAGCGCGGCAGGTGCGTGAATTGATCCAGCGTATCAGTGGTCATCGGGCTGTTCTGGTCTTGGACGACGAGCCTGGGTCAGATCAGGCAATTGATTCATTTGCCCATGGTTTTGCACCGTGGCTCGTTGCCATCCGAATGGTTACCGAGGGTGTCGACATTCCTCGACTTCGCGTCGGCGTCTATCTGTCAAACGTCGTTCAGAAGCTAACCTTTATTCAGTTTCTCGGCCGCGTAGTGCGCCATTTCAAGGGCGATCAATCCAGAAAGGGAGACCCTTCGGGCGAGGGTTACATATTCTTTCCCGGCGACGAGCGTTTGATGGAGGTGAGCATTTCCATCGAGAAGGAGATTAAAGAGGCAATCGATCTGCGCGAGAAAAATCGCCGCGACGAAGGTGGAGGAGGTGGAGCCGGACCCGGTGCATATCAGTCCGGGCAGGTGGATGGTGAAGAGCGCGACAACGTCGTTGCTGGCGAGATGTTCAGTGTGGATGAAATCAAGATTGCCGAACGTCTTCGTCTGCAATGGCCCAATCTGGCTGAAGAGCAGATCATCAATATGGTGAAGTTTGTGAGGACGGCACAATCAGCACCACAACACCCTCGTCAGTCGGAGTTTGATCTGAATGCGGATGATGACGAGGACCACGACGATATTCGCAAGCAGTGCCAGAAACTGGCACAAAAAATGGCGAAGACCCGCGAGCTAGAGTTTAACGATGTTCACCTTGCGGCTAATCGCGCGGTCGGCATCACCAATATCAACATCGCCACTGTCGAACAGTTGAAGGCAAAACGCGCGTGGCTACGCGAGCAACTCGAGGCCCGTGATGCAGCCTGATATTCTTGATGGGGAAGTCCTGGCGGAGAAAATCCGCCGGGGTGAAACGATCAGCGCCGAGGAAACCAGGGCGGTGTTCAAGACCGCCGATGGCGCCGGCATGCTGTACTACAAGATGCTGACCATGGTTCGCGAGCAGCGGTCGCTGTCGGATTTGCCGGACACGCTCAAGGAAATCATCAAGACCAAAGCTTGGCAGCGCTGGCGCTGGGTTGGATCGACCTTCGGTCAGAATTCGCTCGGCTCCTATCTGACGTCACCACCACCCAATGGCGTCGGTATTCAGCTCGACACCGTCGAGAAGCTCGTCGCCGACGATGCCGAGGCGTTGGCGCTGTATCGGCAGGAGATGAAGGAACAAGGGGCACGAAACGACTTACGTAGTAATCCTACGGAAGTTATCCGCAATGATCGTGGAAAGGCTTACATGCTCGACCGTTTGCAACGCGAGCGGCCGGATCTGTTCGAGCGCGTGAAGGCTGGAGAATTGTCGGCTAATGCCGCCGCCATCGCGGCTGGCTTCCGCAAGAAGCCCACGCCAATGCAGATCATGCTGAAGCTGCTGCCGAAGCTGACGGCGGCCGAGCGCGCTCAATTGATGAACCTATTGAGCGAGCGAAAAGCCGCATGAGCGCGACCAGCAAAACCATGTGGTTTTGGTCTGACTGGCTCGGTGACGAGGCGGTTCGCCGCCTCACGCCGGCCGAACGAGGAGTATGGATCGATCTACTAGCACTCGCGGCAGCAGGCACACCTAGAGGCTTTGTGTGCAATGACAAAGGGGAGCCACTGACCCTCGACGAGATTGCCCGCGTCACCAACGCCGGATCTCCAGATGAGGTGGCTAAACACATTGCAGGCATCCTGACCAAGGGCGCTGCCAGCCGTGACCGCACCGGGCGGTTGTTCAACCGGCGTATGGTGCGGGATACAGAACTTTCCGCGAAACGGTCGCGAGCCGGACGGAAAGGCGCCGCCCATACGAACTTGATAAATAAAAACTTTCGCGCCTTGTCGCAGCAAATGCCGCGGCAAGTGATGCAGCAAAATAAAACCGGGCCGCCCCACCCTTATCCTAAAGAAAGAAAGAAAACTTCTTCTTTTACTTCTTCTTCCTTCTGTGCCGCGCGCGAGGGCGGCGATGCTGTGCTCAATGCTGCCGACAGCAAAGAAGTTGGTGATCCCGTCCCGGCGCGTGCGCTCGCTACGGCGCTCCCTGCGGGCGCGCTCGCTCCCGCGCCTGACGCCGAGGATGCCGCAGAGAAGCGGAAGCCGAACGAAATGTCTCGCTCCGAGCTGGAGCAACTGTTCGCGGCCAGACGATCGGCGGCATCGTCATGAGCCAGCCGCCGACCCCGCCCGCGACCTTCCTCGTGCGGCTCCGACCCGCCCCCGGCCCGGACGGCATCCGCGCACTGCGTGCGGCGCTGAAGGCGCTGTGGCGGCGTCACGGCATCCGCTGCATCAGCGCGGTGCAGGAGCCCGCGGCGAACGCCAGAAAGGCGGCAGACCATGAGCAACCGCGCTGTTTCACGTGAAGCTGCTGTCACGAGCGGCCGCGCCTATGCCGCCATCGTGGTGGCGTTCCCGCCGGCCGTCGAGGTGACCCGCCGCACCGACCACCTCGGCGAGCTGGTGGAATTCCGCATTGCCGCCGAGGCGCGGATCACCGTCGCCAGCGAGGTCGACCGCATCGGCCGGCTGATCGGCGATCGCGCCTGGGTGCGGTTCCTGGGACCTTACCATTTCGGCGACGAATGGATCTGCCACGGCATCATCCGGGAGCGGCTCGATGCGTGACCGCACCGTCGCCACCATCGGCCTCGTGGCCATGCTGCTGGCCGCCGTCACCGGGCAGGCGCAAAATTCACCGAATATTGCGCCCGCTCGTCCTGCGGTGGCCAAGCAGCTCGTGAGCACCCACCCACGGCCGGTGAAGACCGACCGGCTGCCAGCGCCAGACTATGCGCCGTTCGAATGGGAGCCGGTGCGTTTGGCGGAAGCCGCAGCTACCACCGTAGCGGCCACGCCCGCGGAAGCCATCCCACTGCCACCGGAACGTCCCACAGACCACATCGCCGAGCCGACCGTGCCCAGGCGTGCACCCGCCACCAAACGATCACGCGCCGAGGGCGTGTGCACACGACATGGGATGCGCACGGTCTGGACGGATCGATACCGATGGCGGTGCGCACGAGGGAGACCAGCATGACCGACATCGTCGAGCGGCTGCGCAAGGCGGGACTGCGAGATGGCTTTGCCGTGATCCTGTATCAGCATGTGCAACAGGCCGCCGACGAGATCGAGCGGCTGCGGGAGATGTTGCGCGTGGCAGTGCCTAGAGAGTTTCACCGTGGCGAGATCGAGCGGTTGCGTGCCGACCTCGACAAACTGCAAAAGCGCGCCAACGACACCGCGTATTCCACCCTGATCGAGAACAGATGATGCAGCGCCTGAGCACCATCGCGATCGACGCCGACATCGCTACTGCTCCGGCCGAATGGTCCGGCGAATGGGTGCAGGAGCGGCTGGTCCGCGCCTACAGCGTCGAGCGCAGGCTTCCACATCTGCGCCGACGCCCGGTCACCAACACATGGCCAGTCATGGCCGTCGAATTCAGCGACATTGTCGGGCGAGCTGACGATGATCGAAAAGAACGGTTCCAGTCCTGGGAATACGCCGGCTCAGGCGTAACCGCCATCGACATTGGCCTCATGGAAGCCGCGCACGACTGGCTGCGCGTCATCTTGGGACCGTACCCAGAGGAGCGCCTGTGCCTGTCACAGTGGGCCACCGCAGTAGCCTATGGCCGTTCCCTGCGCAGGCTATTGGCCAAGCGGCGTTGGCCACGCACGACGTTCTATAGGTATGTCGGTGCTGGTGCACACGTCGTGGCCGTGGAGCTGCGGCGCCAAGGACAGCCGGTGGTGTGAACAACGCAGGCGTGACGGTCAGCGCGCGAGAGGGTTGCCAACATCCACCCTCAACAAGGCTAGGCTCGGTCTCATCTGCCGTGAAGCCCGGCAAGACCGTCTCAACATCAACATCTTGTGCATCAATGGAACTCATGGTACCAGCAGAACCATCAATTCATGGTGGAGTGGGATGGTGCGCGTCCTCCACCAAGTTGCCGCATTTCAGCACACATCGCCGAGCGAGGATCGAGGGCCATTCGTCATGGTTATCAATCTGCTGTGGCTGCTCGTGTCCATCATCGTCCTTTGCCTTGTCGTCTATATCATCTTTTGGGTCGTCAAATCTTTCGTCGGGATAGCCATCCCGGATAAGATCGAGAAGGCGATCTGGCTGATTGTGGTGTTGATCATTCTGATCTGGGTGATAAGCGCGTTGATGGGTGTGGGACCTATCCGCATTGTGTCCTTGGCACGCTGATAGTGCGTAAGCTCAAGCCACTCATCGGCAAGGTCGTGGATGCACGGGCTGTCAGGCCCGAGGCCAAGATCGCCGACCCGATCTATCAACTGCCAGAGTACCGACAATGGCGAGAGGTGGTCATCCGTCGTGCTGGTCGTCGATGCCAAGCTACCGACAATGGCTACCGCTGCCCTAAGGCCGAACCCTATCATCGCATGTTCGCCGACCACGTGGTGGAGCTCAGAGATGGCGGTGCGATGTATGATCCGGCCAATGGCATGTGCCTGTGCGGTAGCCACCACACCAGCAAGACCTATCGCGCCCGCGCCGAGCGAATGCGGCGCTAATACCTGGCGCCGTAAGCGGTGACTTGCTGCGATGGTGTAAGCGAGGACTTCACCTCGCCACCGTACCTCTTGCCATAGGCAGCAACTCGCTGCGATGGCGTGAGTGAGGACGGTACTGTGTAGGGCGGCGGTACTGTGCTTGTGGTGCAGGCACTCTGCGTAGTTCCATTGGCCGTGGCACTCGAGCACTGTGTGTACGTAGTCTGTGCGGTTGCTGGCGCAATGACGGCGGCCACCAGGACGGCAGCTAAGACAAGGGGTTTCATATGGGTACCGTTTCGTATTGTTGGGGAATGAACACTAGCCGCCCTTGTCATGGGTTCGTCTTGGCGGATCGTGCCAAGAGTTGCGCAAGTGAGCCAAAGACGCAGACGATGCGGAAAAAACTGACCGGGGGGGGTGGGGAGAAAAATATTCCCATGGG